CCTGCGTCCACATCCGTGCCGCCCGTCCAGTCACCCAGCGGATTGACCACGGCTTTCTTATATGATTTCTTCAGCTGCTGTGTATCTGCATTGCTCTGGCAGAAGGTCAGATTATCGCCGTCCAGAATATACTTGCCGTCAGCGTGGTACTGACCGTAGATATCTGCGGCGATCTTTGTCAGCTTTTTCTGCTCATCCGTCACAGGCACGCCCTTAAAGATGCCGTTGTCACCGCAGCGAAACCCGGCAGACTGATTCTTAGACAGGTGCCCGTCCTGCGGAACTTCCTGGACGCTGATTTTCACATTCCCGGCGATACGGCGGACAATATCCGTGATCTCGCCCTTCGGAATATGTACAGAAGTCTCCGCGATAATGTGACACATTCCGTGACCGAGCAGGACTTCCACGGCGATCTTCGGATCACTTTCTTTTCTGTATGCGGCATCCACAATGGCCCCGGCGATGCGGTCAGCCAGTTTATCGGGATGTGCGGGATTTACTTTTTCAAACATATCATTATCCTTTCCTTGCTCTGAGCAGTCGCTCCATCAGGTCATCCTGCGGGGAAACATCCCCGTAGTCGGTGCTGCAGTTCTCCTTCACGATTTGGAATATCTCGTTCCAGAGCCGCACCGCCTGGTTCATGTAGTTGATGCCGATGTTGATGAACGGCGACGGTATCGGCTTCTGCGTCGTCGGGTGCTTGGAGAGGAATCCCATGCGGTTCGTCATCTCCTCGCACTGTATCCACCTGGCACTGCACATGGCGTACCTCTCCAGAAGCTGGGGAGACACCTTTGCGGCGCACCCGACCTTCTGCAGCCATTCCCATGTTTCCTTATAGATTTCCTCCGCCTGCAGGGTACTTCCGTCCCTTTGCTCTGCTGACAGAAAATCATGCGGTTTTGGCATATCGACACCCTCGACTTCGGGAATATCAAGAACTTCCAGTCTGCGTCCGCCCGGATTGCCGTTCTCGGCTTTCTCCTTGACAGCGGATTTCTTCCTTCCCGCACCGGGTCTCGCACCGCCCCGACCGCCTGTGTTGTTGGATTTTGTCGGCATTTTCACACCTCCTTCCGCGCAAAAATGAAGCAGCCGGAACCGGCCGCCTTTAATTACCCTTTTGATTTCGCCTTTTTCGCACACGTGACCCCGCGCCGTTTTCCGCAGAAGCCCCTCGTAGAGATTTTGACCGCCCCTGGGTCCTTATCGATCACCACGTTCTTTGTGTATTTTCTCGTGACAGGAACGGCACAGGCTCATAAGGTTTGACTCATCGTGCGTTCCGCCTTCCGACAGCGGCACGATGTGGTGGACCTCCTCGACCGCAACATACCGACCTTCTTTCATGCACATCTCACAGAGAGGATGCTTGCTTGCGTACCGGTGACGGATGCGTGTCCAGGCACGTCCGTAACGTTTGCCGGGTGAGTAGCCACGCTGGAACTTCTCGTAGTGCTGTTCCATCTGTTTTGCGTGTTCCTCGCAATAAACACCGTCCGTAAGGTTCGGACATCCGGGGTAGCGGCAGGGACGCTTTGGTTTTCTTGGCATCCTTCCACCTCGCTTTCCGGGCATAAGAAAAGCCCCACAGGATTTCTCCCATGAGGCTCCGCCCACTATTTTACGATATCAGTATAACACGCCATTATAGATAAATCGTCTCAGAAAGTGGACAAGGGTTTAAGGCTTGCCGAACAGCAGGACGGTCAGCTTGTCGATGGCACGGTTCTTCCTGCGGTAAGCGGATGCCCGCTCGATATGGAAATACTCCGCGATGTCATCAACCACGCTGCTGCCGTACTCGTTGTCCTCACTGTAGAAGGTGTCCAGCACATAGCGGTCATCCTCCGACAGCTGCTCCCATGCGGGAACGAACCAGTCCATGTATTCCACCGCCTGCCTGTAACGCTCCTTCAGCACATCGATCTCATCGATGGCATTGATGATCCTGTCCTCGGCGGCGTGGAGATTCCTCACATGCGGCATCCCGTCATAACGGACGCCACTGACGCTCGACATCTTGTCATACGCCGCTTTGATCTCATCATCCGTGTTCTCGATGATGAACTTCATGCTGCCGAAATCCTTAAGCGCCGCGACAGCCCCGGCTCTTTTGTCCAGATACTTCCAAACTACATTCATGGTGTCTACCTCCGAATAAGAAATTGTTGTTTCCCTCGGATTGGCCATGATTGTCTCCATAGATTGTCATAGATGCCGTCATAGCTGAAGGTCAGCTTTCACGGCTTCGATCAACGCAGATTGTGTGCTGTCCTTTTCGGACAAGGCTTTCATGATCCGTCCGTCAATCGTGTCCTCCGCGATGATGTGCTGCACCACCACGGTCCCGGCTGTCTGCCCCTGCCGCCACAGTCTTGCGTTCGTCTGCTGATACAGTTCAAGGCTCCAGGTAAGCCCGAACCACACAATGGTGCTGCCGCCGCTCTGCAGGTTCAGCCCGTGTCCAGCCGATGCCGGATGTATGAGTGCTACGGGAAGCTCCCCAGCGTTCCACCTCCGGATACTGGCGTCCGTGTCCAGCTTGGCAAAGGGACCCTTGATTTCCGCAAGTCTCGCCGTGATACGCTCAAGGTCGTGCTTATACCAGTACGCCACAAGCAGCGGTTTGCCGTTCGCCGACTCAATGATGTCCTCCAGGGCGTCCAGCTTGCGGTCGTGGATCTTCACCACCGACTCATCATCGGAATAGACCGCTCCGTTCGCCATCTGGGAGAGTTTCCCCGAAAGGGCAGCGGCATTGGCGGCTGTCACTTCACCCTCCGGCAGCTGAAGGATCAGTTCCGCTTTCATATCCTCATACCGTTTCCGTTCATCCTCCGACAGGTACACCGTATGCTTTGAACTGACCAGCTCCGGCATTTTCAGATGGTCGGTTGATTTCATGGAAATCGTGATGTCGGATATTTTGCCGTATATCTGCTTTTCGGCATCCGGCAGAGGCTTGTAGCTGTAAACGATGGGACCGTTGACCTTGTCCGGCTTGAAATATGCCGTTCTGTACTGCCCGATGAACCGTCCAAGCCGCTGTCCCATGTCAAGCAATCTGAACTCCGCCCACAGATCCATCAGGCCGTTGCTGCTCGGCGTTCCCGTAAGCCCCACGATTCGTTTTACCCTCGGTCTGACCTTCATAAGGCTCCTGAACCGCTTTGCCTGGTGGTTCTTAAATGACGAAAGCTCATCGATCACCACCATGTCGAAATCAAAGGGAATGCCGCTTTTCTCAATCAGCCACTGCACGTTCTCACGGTTGATGATGTAGATGTCCGCCTGTCTCTGCAGGGCTTCCAGCCGCTCTTTTTCTGTTCCGACTGCCACGGAATACTGAAGTCCGCTCAGATGCTCCCATTTCTCGATCTCTGCAGACCATGTAAACCTGGCGACTCTTAAAGGTGCCACGACAAGTACTTTATGCACCTCAAAGCTGTCAAACAGAAGGTCGTTAAGAGCCGTCAGCGTGATGCTCGTCTTGCCAAGTCCCATGTCCAACAGGACTGCAGCAATGGGATGGCTTTCGATATATCCCGTGGCATATTTCTGATAATCATGTGGCTCGTATATCATCGATGATTCCTCCTATCTGCTCCGCATCGTCCAAGACATACACCTTGAAGCCCAGACGCCGCAGGAGCCTGTGTCTTGAAAGCTGCAGCGGTCTTGGTTTCTCGCCCGGTGCTTTCACCTCGACAAACCCGATGCGCCCTCCCGGCATCAGCACCATGCGGTCGGGCATCCCGTCAAATCCGGGAGAGGTAAGTTTCGGTGCGATGCCGCCTGTAGCTTTTACGGCTTTTACAAGTTTCTGTTCAATCTGTCTCTCCCGCATAATCCCTCCATAACTCCTCGAATGCCTCCACCGCTCCGCTGCAAGCGCCGATGCGCCCAAGGTACCGTGCTATGATGTCGTGTTCCGCCAGGATCGGGAACTCGAAGTCGTGAAGCATATCCCTGACGAAGTCTCCGCAGGGCGTGGCGTCCATCTCGTATTTCCTCACCCAATGGAAGAACGGGCTGGGATTGTCATTGATCTCCCGTGTCAGTTCAATGCGGTACTTCCAGTTCAGGTCCTTCGGATTCACGGGCTGGTATCCGGCAAGCAGCATAGCGTCCTTGAACTCATTGTTCGTAAGGTAAATGCCGGTGTCGTGTTCCAGCATGTGCTTCATCCCGTAACTCGTGTGTCCGTGGAGTATCTTCTTGCCTGTACGGACATTCTTTCTGATCCATCCGTCAACAGCCGCTATCTCCTCATCACTGTGTTCCGTGATAAGCGCCTCATCGACAAATCCGTTCTCATTCGTATAAGGTCTTCCGTTTTTGATCATTTCTGATTTCTCCTTTCAGAAGTTGTCCCGTCCAGCACTTGTCCGCAGAGCCTGTCCACAGTAAAAACCCTTGCTGTGACTGCGTTTTCGCTGCTTTTGCGGACAAGTGGACGAAAAAATCCTTTACGCGCGAAACGTGCGCATTCGCCTGTGTGCAGGACGGGATTTGTAATATGAAATTAAATGTTTTTGTCTTTTATAGATTTTTCTGTCCAGTTGTCCACGGACTTGCAGAAAACCCTTGTGGTGACTGCATTTTCTGACCGTGGACAACGCCCGGACAGGTAATGGACGGATTAGGTTGTCCTCGTATATACACGCTGTCGCCCATAGATGGGGAGCATCTGCCGCGCTCCGCACTTCTCCCAGCCCTCAATCCGCACCATGATGGCGGATATGGCATAAGAGTCGGAGGGACGCATCTCCTCTTTGCTTTTGCCGAAGCATTCGCACCAGATCTCAATGTTGCTCACGGTCTGACGCTTCACAGTGCCCTCCGTCCTTGTCGGATCGTCGATGTCGCGGATATACTCCCTGCGCCTGTAATAGTCCATGCTGTCCCAATTGTCGGGAAGAAGCATATCCAGGTAGTTCCGCACGATGCCCTCACGGTCATCCTGCTCCATCGCCTCGCGCTGCTCCTGCTTGGCAAAAGCCTCAAGGTCAGCGTCGAGATACAGCCTTTCTCCCGCTTTGGCAATCTCGGCGACCTCCGCCCATATTTGCTGAACCACCTCGTTGGTCATGTCCCAGGGCTTGTATTTTCCCTGACCCGTGACCTTGACGTTCCAGAATCTGCGGTTGCCGGTGATGTCGCGGAGATACCCGTTCTCGCTGTTGGTCGTGCCAAAGAACACGCACTGCCTCGGATGCGGAGTCACCCTCCGTCCGAAACTGGCGCGGTACTTGTCATCCTGACGGGATATGAAAGCTTTGACCTTGTCGATATCCGCTTTCTTCATGCCAGCAAGTTCACCGATCTCCAGAATCCAATACCCCTGCAGTTTCTCAGCTGCCGTCTTGTCGTTCATGTCCGAAAGCGCAAGGCTGTCCGAGAACCATTCCCCGCCGAGGCAGGCGATCAGGGTGCTTTTGCCGATGCCCTGTGCGCCGTTCAGAACGATCATGGTGTCGAACTTGATGCCGGGATTATGCACCCTCATGTATGCCGCGCACAGCGACTTCCTCGTGACCGCCCTGACATAGCGGTTGTCTTCCGCGCCGAGGTAGTCGATCAGTACGGTCTCCGCCCGCTTGACCTTGTCCCAGGGTGGAAGTGACTCGAACATTTCCCGGATAGGATGATAAGAACGGTCGTCCGTCACCTTGGTGACAGCGATACGGTAGTTGCGTTCCGAGAAAGAGCCATAATGGGAATCCACAAAGCTGATAAGCTGGGCGTCATCCGCATCGCGCCAGAACCTTGCCGGATGCTTCCATGGCACCTCGCCCTTGATCTCCATACCGTCAGCCAGCTGATTAAATACGATGCCCTTGAGGTTGGGATCGTTCTCCATGATCAGGGTAATGTTGTGCAGGGAATTTTTCAGCATGGTGGAACGAGGCTCATACTCCAGCTTTTTCTTCCAGGAATCGTCCTCGTCCGTGATGTCGAAGTCCGTCTCCGCCTCCTGCTGCTTTTTCTCAAGGATCAGCATCTTGACCTTTTCATCCTTGCTGGCAAAGTCCGCCATCGCACGGAACGACTTCTTCTCGTCCTCATCACCGAACAGGTGGATTCGGACGATATCGAATGCGCTGCACAGCTTCAGATATGCCGGGTCCTTGGCGTGGTGGCTGTACACGAACTTGCCGCTCTCCTTGACCTCGACACCCGGCTGGCTGCTCGACTCCTTAAAGCGGTAACGGGTACCGTCCGCCGAAAGCTCGTAGACGTCACCGAGGAATTCATCAATAGCAAGGTTCACAGGGAAGTAGGCGTTATTGAACATACCGACGATGCCGTCCTTTTCCAAAGGGTCCGCCTGTTTCTTGTCGCTGATGCCCTTTGCCTCGCTCTCCCTGGAGGATGTGGGCAGTCTCGCCGGGTCCGTCCATTCGGGATGCGCCGAGAGGATGTCATCGGGATTCAGCCAGTCTCCGTCCGTCACGAGATACAGGTATTCTCCGTTCGACGGCGTACTCGGCCAGTACATCATCTGGTTCGGAAGATAGGAGCATTCGTCAAACATGTCGATGCCCAGTTCCTCCGCCACATATCTTGAGATGGCGACATATTCCTCCGCAGTCACATCCCTGGTGAGGGGGATCAGTATCCTCACCCTCGGAGCTTCCGGCACATGACCGTGCGTGGAGTACAGGCAGGAGCGGTATTTCATTCCGGCTTCGTAACCGTCCACAAACTCCGCCGTGACCCTGTCGCCGTCCAGGTTGACCATAGAGCGGCTCGCCACGTTCTGCAAAAGGCGCCTGCCGCCCGTAAGGGCTCCGCAGACAAAGCCGCCGTGGTCTTTTGCCGTCTCGCGCTCTTTTGATTTCATCTTTGCATATTCCTCCACCGACTCCGGCGTCCGGATGGTGGTCTTCAGCCTCTCGCACAGGTCATCGAAGGTCGTGGTCTTATTCGACCACTTCTTCGCATGGCTGCTGTGACCGTAGGCAATCGGTAAATCACGCATGCTGTACCTCCTCCATTTTGTATTCCTTTGAACTGTAGGCGGCGGGATCGTGGCGCTGCTTTCCCTTACGGTAAGGCGATATCCACACCCGCTTGCCTGATTTGTAATTTCTCCAATGGCCGATAACGCCCCAGCAGGGACAGCTCATCTCCCTGTGAGCCTTTGTGTAATCGTCAAATTCATCCTGCGATATCCGCAGTACCTTTACCGCCTTGACGATGCGTCTGCGTCCTTTGCCTTTACGCTTTTTCTTTGTGGGCTGCGGATCAACGCTCATTTGTTTTCTGGTTTCCACAAAGACCTCCGGGCGGTCATAAAGAGCCTTTTGGATCAGCAGATATTCCAGCTTTGTATAGCGAAAATACTCAATGAGATAATCGTCACCCAGAAGGTCATAATCCTTTACCCACACAGGCCGCTGAAAAGTGCCTGTGGTGATTTGACCGCCATCATATTCCGCCTTGAACACGCCCATCGTCACGACTGCGTCTGCCACTATGCCACTGTCAAAGAAAAAATACGCATCAAGAATGGGCGTCATCGTCATGATCGCACCGTCTCCGTGCTGTACCCAGGTATCGGTTATGACCGTTTTCCGAAAAAGGATATTGTTGTACCCCTCAATGCCCTGTTCATTTTTTCCTGTCATATGAAGGACAAATACCTCCAGAGCGGGAGAAAGCATCAGATCGGAACCGCCGTATTTCATGGTTTCAATTTGCGGGAGCATATCGCTGCATTCCTGCTCCGTCAGATTCACCGTATCAAACAGTGCGAGGTTAACGGGACGGCTCCACTTCCTGCACCACTCGTCCACATGGGAGTTATCCTCGCTGAGTCCCGGAGGATCTTTCGTTATGAGAAATCTATCCAATTCCATTGATCTGCTCCTCCTCCAGTACTTCCGAAAAACGGCGGATCTTCTTTTTCATCCGTTCCGCCTTATCAATCTCCTCACGCATCCCGGCAGTTATCCTGTTGCCGAACACCCACACCTCATCGCATTTACCAAGCAGGACGCCTCCCATAAAAAGCGCAAGGCTGCGTTCCGTATCCTCGGACATGAACTGAGGGAAGAGCAGGTGGGGAGCAATCGGGATCGCCCTCTTGACCACGGCAAAGCGGCTGTAGTTCCTCGCCCTGCAGGTGTTCTTTTCCACATCCCCGGCATAAGGGGAGCAGATATACACGAGCGGACGGTAGTTCGCCGCTTTCCTTGCGGCGCGTTCCTCCTGCTCGATCTTCATAAGTGCCTCGTAAGTGGTGGGATCGTAATATCCCTCGCTGTTGTACTTCATTTCATCCATTCGTCGTCTACCTCCAATTTGCAATAAAGCCTGTAGTTACTGTCCGCCCGTTTATAGAGCGACTTCCGTTCCGTCACGCTGTATGTGACGAACCTGCTGCCGTACTCCCAATCTGGCGGAACGCCGGAAAAGCCGTCTCCCGTTTCCATCTGCGCCTGCAAAAAAGCCCGGAGAAGATACAGGTAACGGCCGAGAGCCGCCCTGTCCTTTCCGGTGCAGTAACGCTTTATCATCGGGAAGAGCTTCCTTGCATGTTTCTGGAGGCACGGGAAATACACAGGGACATTGATCGTCATGTGTCCGTTCTCGTAGCGAATCTCCAATACATCCATCTGATAGTCCTCCTTCCGTGAATCGTAAGGAGCCATTGCCCCTTCAAGTCACAGTCAAAGAAAAAAGGCGGGATTTTAACCCCGCCCGAAAAAACTATCAGTCTTTTTTATAAAAATCGGTCTCGTACCCATCCGCGCGGAGCAGCAAGCCCTCTGCCCAGGGCGGCGTCCTTCCCATCTGTTCACATACGGCGTCAAGCGACATCCGCTTATCCGCCTCTATGATCAGTTCGTCATGCACATGGGCAACGATGCTGCAGCACCGCAGCGTTTTCATGGCATACATGAGGATATCCCTTGAGATCGCCTGCACGATGTTCTCCACGAACTTGGGACCATAGCTTTCCAGCCGCTCCCACTTCTTTGTCCCGCCGACTCCCATGTATGTCACGCAGTCACCGCCGAACTGGTTCTCACCGATCCTCGGCTTTACATAGGCAAGCTGTCTGCCGGAAGGAAGCGTGATAAACAGCATCCCGCTCTTCCAGGAGAATCGGATGTTCTTTACCCTTGTGGGAACACGCTCCCGAACCGTCTTCATGACCGCACGGTCGACATCCCACCAGAACTCCACGATTTTCGGATTGGCAGACCGCCATGCGTCCACCAGCGGTTTCAGTTCGTCCTCCTGCATACCAGCCTCAAGAGCGCCCATCGCTTTGAGCGCACCGACAGATCCGCCGTAGCCACAGGACAATTCGCACTGCTTGCCCTTCTGGCGCAGCTCACCGTTCTCGCCGTGCTTGACCACCCTGCAATGGAACATCCTCTCCGCCGTAGCACAGTAGATGTCCCCGCCCTCGGCAAAGGTCTGCATCCGCCACTGTTCCCCGGCAAGCCAGGACAACACACGAGCCTCAATAGCGGAGAAGTCCGATACGATGAATTTGTATCCCGGTTTCGGCACGAATGCCGTGCGGATCAGTTCCGATAAAACCTCCGGCACATTCTCATACAGAAGTTCCAGCGCCTCATAATCGCCGCATTTCACAAGGGAGCGGGCTTCCGCTAAATCGGGGATATGGTTCTGAGGCAGATTCTGCAATTGCACGATACGCCCGGCGAACCTGCCCGTCCTGTTGGCTCCGTAGAAAGCGAACATTCCACGGCACCTGTTATCAGCACAGACAGAATTTTGCATTGCCTGATATTTCTTTACAGAGGACTTGGCAAGCTGCTGCCGGAGCGTCAGTACCTCCGCCAGTTTCGGCGGAGCGGTCTTCAGCATGGCAGCGACCTCTTTCTTTCCGAGGGAATCCACCTCCATGCCGTTATCCGAAAGCCACTGCTTCATCTGCACCACGGAATTTGGATTCTCAAGGTCGGTCAGTTCCTGCATGGCTTCTGCCAGTTCTCCCTTGGAGCGTTCATCAAAGTCAATAGCGTTCGTGACCACGTCCATATCGAGCATGATGCCCCGGTCGTTGATTTCCTGGTCAATGTGGAACTCATCCCACACGAAGTCCGGCACGGGATAATTGGCGAGTCGTTTCTGTATCGCCATCTCTGTCTCCACATCGCGCTTATTGTATTTCTTGAACATTTCCCACTTGTCAGGATCGTGGACAGGCAGATTTCTCGTCCTGCCGCCGTTCGCCTTGGTCGGCTTACAGGGGACGCAGAAATAACGGATCAGTTCCTTGCCCTCCTTCAGCTTCTGTTCCTCAAGGCCGAGAACAGCGCCAACCGACTCAAGCGAACGGGGAAGCCCCATGTATGCCGACCAGATCATGGAGCAGCGCCAGCTTTCGGGATTTAAGAACCTCGCCATCTCCGTGGTCAGTTCATGGCGGTCATGAAACGGATCAAGGCTTATGCCACGATCAGACAGATAGCGTGAGAGACACACCCGCTCGAACTGACAGTTGTACGCCCACTTGATAACTGAATCGTCCGTAAGGGCATCAATGACCGTCTGCGGTATCTTCTCGCCAGAGGTAAGGTCAACTACCTCAACTGGACCGCCGTCCGCAGAATAACCAAACAGCAATATTTCAAAATCGGGAGCCTCAGCATACTTGTAAACGCCGCACTTCTGCAGGTCATTGCTGCTGTAGGTCTCCAAATCGATACTCAATGTTTTCATATGCACCGTCCTTTTCAAAAGGGCGGCAAAGGTAACCCCTGCCGCCCCATCCGCATTACTTGTCGTTTTTCCTGTTTCGTCTGTTCCTGTAGTACCTGCGCATCTGTTCACGCTTCTCCCGGAACGCCTCGTGTACGCTGACGAATACCAGCGCAGCGACCTCCGCAAGCAGCAGGATCACGAGAGCAGAACACAGGAAATTGAATACTTCATTAACCATCTTCGTTTACCTCGCTATGTGGCAGACGGCGGTTTCCCGCCGCCCGCCGAATCCGGGATCAATCGAGGAAGTCCTCATCATCGTCCGCGAAATCATCCTCCGCACGGGTCTTGCCGCCGAGAGGCTCGCCGTCACGCATCTTCTGGAGATTGTTCAGACCGCAGGCGATACCCTTGTTGCCATTGGAGTTAAACGCATAGAAATTGATGCTGGCGCGGCCGTACACACCGGAATACACCTCGGAGTGGTCGAGGATCGGCTGTCTGTCCGCATCCACGATGCCGGGAGCCGTGCCGGAGTTGGCGTTCACGAAGAAGGCATTGGCATACGCCTCATCGTCGGGACGTTCCAGATCGCCGTCACGCAGGGGAGTCTTAAGAACCGAGAGCGCGGGGACGGTCTTGCCGTTGCCCTTGAGCTTGGATTCACCCTCCTCGTAGGCTGCCTGGATAGCCGCCTTGATCTTCTCGATGGTCTTGGTATCGGACTTCGGGATGATGAGGCTCACGCTGAACTTCGGCGCGCCGCCGTTGATGCTCTTCGCCTCCCAGACATTCGCATAGCTCCATCTGGTGTTGGGACCAGTGATAACCTTGGTGGGATTTACAAAATTCTTTGACATGGTATTGTCCTCCTTAATCTTCTTTGAAATCTTCTGCTGCCGTATTCATTACCGGACGCTTGTCCGTAATCGGCACTAATGTGGGTTTGCCCTGCGGCTTATAGGTAAGGGAGCCGAGCAGTTCCTCAAACTTCCCTTTGCCGAGGAGTTTCGTCATCGCCGTGATGCCCAGAACTTTATGTTCGTAGGGATCGTATCCGGCGTCCTGCACCGTCTGTGCGACGGCGTCATCGTTTGTGTACTTCCTGTTGGAGCGGCCTTCGACCACCTTCCAGTCCTGCCATTGCTTTCCCTGCAGAGCCGCCTGGAGAGCAAATTCCTTGACGTCGCCCGCCCAAGAAACCAGTTCATCCGCTCTTGCGAGGATCGCCTCGATCTCGGCGTCCTCCAGGTTAGCCGGAGGCTCGAAGTCGTAGCGGGCAAGCTCCAGGTTATGTTCCGCTCGTTTCCTGCAGGTGGCTTTCACCTTGCAGAACTGGCAGTGTTCCCCGGCGCAGTATTCGCCCTCGCCCTTTGCGGCAAGCTGCGCGGTCGGTGCAAGCACCTCTTTTGCCCAGGTGAGCAGTTCCTCCTTGGGGATGGTGTATGTGCTGACATTCTCGCGCCTCGGTTGGAAGATGGTCATGGATACCGTGTCGATATCGTAGATCCCGTCAAACAGCGCCAGCGCACCGAGCGCGTAACACATCATCTGCGGATTCTTCTCTGCCTCGACCACGATCCCTACGCCGTACTTGAAATCGATCACCGAGAGCGTCCCATCCCCGACAATGACGCAGTCCCCGGTGCCGAAGCCCTCCGGCACATACTCGGAGAAATCAAGCCGCTGTTCCATCAACACGATGGGATCGGCGCATTTCTGCTTTGCCGCCTCAACCTGCTCCTGTACAAACTCTGCATAGGCATCGGCGCAGCCCACCATCTCCTCATCGAAATAGGTAAGGTTCTCGGTCGGGTCTTCTGCTTTCTGTCCCAGGGATTTCAGAAGCTTATACTCGCAAAGGCTGTGCGCGTCCGTCCCTTGCTGGGCATACTCGCTTGCGGTATCCTTCACGCTGGCACAGGCCAGAGCAGAAGGCGGGCAGGCAAGCCACCTGTGTGCCGAGGATGCGGAAAGCACCGCGTGTTTCTTCTCACTCATCCCAGCACCTCCGCATCCGCAAGCAGGGCGGCGTACTCCGTTTCCGGCACTTCCGACAGCCTGTCCGCGCCGTGTTTTGCGATCAGCGCCTTGACCTCTTCGGTAAACCCGGCTCTGGACTTCTCGGCAAGCACCGCCCTGACATCCGCAAGGGTGAGTTTCTTTTCTGGCTCCGCAGGCTTTTCAGGTTCCGGCTCCTTTGCGGGAGCAGTCTTTTCCGCCTTTGCCTTGCCCTTCGGCTTTTCCGCAGGCGTTTCCTGTGTCACCGTCATATCATCGCCGCCGCTGAACATCTCACGGAGCGTATCGGAAATCCCGATCAGGACTTCACCGCAGTGGCGCAGCTCATCAAGTTCCGCTGCAAGTTGGCTCATTTTTGGCATCCGTTTTACCTCCTTCCTTGACCTCACTGATATTCACGGATTCAACTGTCTGCCCCGGCGAGAGGAGGTAGACCTGCTGGAAGTCCCCGAAGAGGAACCTCACGAGCCTTGCAGGGAGCCGCATATCCGCCCCGCGCAGCACGGCAGCCTTCTTTCCGTTCGGATCAGTGACATTGATGGTGATTCTGTGTTTCATTGCCATGTGTCACCTCGCTTTCTGTAAGGTCATCTGCCTTACAAGTCACAGTCAAAGAAAATGGGCGGGATTTTAACCCCGCCCGGAAAAATCACATTTTTTCTTTCTGTTCCTCGATTCGCTCCATCGCTTTCTTCAGATGCTTGTTGATGTTCGGAATGCTTGTACCCAGGATATCCGCCGCCTCTGTCTGCGTGTGTCCCACGAGCTTTACCAGGCGGTACACCTCGCGCTGGATGTCGGTCAGGAACCACAGGATGCGGTCGAGCATTTCTTTTTCGGTCTCGTCCTCCGTTTCCATGTAGGTGCAGGTTTCCGAAAGGATGCGGCTCTTGTCCAACTTGTCCTCGTCGCCGTCATCGCCCGCCATGTAGTCGAAGGAAAGGTTCCAGTTTGCGGGGTACCGCTCTCCTGGATGCTCCGCCTCCCACTTCCTTTTCTCCGCTTTCTCTGCGTCTGTCATCGGAGGACGGCTATTTTTGATGTTGTTGTAAACCTCGGCATCGTCCAGGGAGTGCAGGACTTTGATGTCCGCCTCGGTCACGCCGTCTTCGCCGGGTCTGACGGTAACGCTGCTGCCGTCATTAAAGTTGAATGTGTAAGTGCCTCTCTTGTCCCATCTTGTCTTTTTGGTTTTCATTGATTGTCCTTTCCCCTGATTCTTGGGAAAGGGCATCAGATACAGATAAAGGCCGGAGTGCCTGTGGAGCATCCCCGACCTTACTTGCCTGCAAAAGGGTATAAGGAAGAAAGGGTACTCCATATCGCACTTTCGCCGCCGCAGCAGCTTGTCCGATATATGTATCCTTTGCCCTTATACGTAATCAGGCATTGAAATATTTTGTTATGTAAAAGCGGTCGCCCGCCTTTTACCTTGTTTGTGTGGCTCCTATCAGGTAGCCTTGGGAGAAGGGTAAATCTGACGGTTTCCTTCTACTTCCTGCCGAAAAATTCAACCCCCTCACTATCCACTGGAGATGAACTGCCGGTTTGAGCGGACTCTTCTGAAAAATTCTTAGTCCTCAAGTCACAGTCAAAGAAAATCAGCGGATTTTTAACCTCCTGCGAAATTTTTCTGTTCACAGGTAGCGCACGAGAGATTGGAAACTGAAGTCCACGCACCGTGATTTTCTCAGTATTCCTGTTCATGATCTTGCTGCGTCCTTTTCGCAAATAATTTATTTGACATTTGAACTCATTTGTGGTATACTATCTTTGGTGTCTTTTGACCCACCCACTGTCGTTTCAGAAGTCGTTTTCATTATAGAAAATGAGACCTCTCGATCTGGGGATGGTTTGGTGCATCGTGGTGCGTCGTGGTGCAAATCTTGGTAAAGGAGTGTCAGGCCAACGTGGAATTTAAAACGCTGTTTCCTATCATGAAAAAGCATTTAGCCGATGGCGACGATGTTCCGTACTTCTTCCGCGAGCTTATGGCGATGATAACGACTGTGAACGAGGATGAGTGGGGAACCGGGAAAGACCCGTCTGTTAAGCTGAGTGATGAGACGATCCGCAGTTACACAAAAAGAAAGCTGCCAAAGAAACTGGCAGGCTCCATCGTGTACAGGCTTACGCCGGAGGTTATGGTCGAGCGGATCAACGAACACAGTGACACTTCCCGGAGCCTCCTTGCTGACGATTTGAAGGGTTATGACCCAACGCTTGATGCGGATAATGTCGCAGACACCATTTCCGGCTGGATGGTTGAGATCGTCCAGGAGTCTGCCGGACTTGTTCCGCAGGACGCTTTGCAGAAACAGCAGCAACAACAGCTTGCATCAGACCTAAAAATCAGATATGGGGATTACCTTCTTGGAGAAACGGACGGTTACTGCCCGTTTCCCGGCTGCGGCAGACAACTGACCATCACCAATAGAGGCAAAGCGGTTCATACATACGAGGTAAGCCTGATAGACAAACAGAAACCCGCCACGCCGGATAACCTGATGGCGATGTGTCCGCAGTGCTACGCTACATATCATCTGGATGACAGCAAGAAACTGTCCAAAGAACTGAAAGAGATAAAGAACATCCTGTCCACGCATAAGCAGAGCGTCCACTTGCTGGATGACCTTCCGCTTGAAAAAGGCATCGTGGGCGTAATCAAGAAGGTCAAAAAGCTCGGAGAAAAAGAGCTTGTTGGAGCTTCCCTTGACCCGAAAGAGATCAAACAGAAACTGAGTCCCACACAGGACATGGCGTTATACATAGCCGTGAACGGGTACGTCACGACCTACTATCCTCGGATCAGGGAAATCATGATGAACCTGGATAAGCGCGGAGAAATCGACTACGATGAGATACAGGATCAGATCCACGCTTTTTATAAAAGACTGAAAAAGGCAAATAAGTCACGCCTGGAGATATTTAACGAGATTGCGGGGAAGATACACCGCGTTACCCTGCAGGACGATATCTACTGCCAGATCGTTGTCTCCTATTTTGTTCAGAGCTGCGAGGTTTTCGATGCAATTACCGAATAAACTGTATTCATATAAAGCAAGCACCCTGGAACTGGTTCCCAAGGTGCTGACCGAACTGAAAAACGGTCCTAAAGAAGTGAAGGACTTATTCCTTGTGATGAGACCGGCTCTGGCCGATGCTACGGACTTTTTGTCCGTCATGGACTGCCTGTATGCTCTCCGGGCGGTTGATATCAATGAAGATGGGGAGGTGTACTCATGCTTATAGAAATGACCTCACCTGCGTTTAAGGAAAAAGGAAAAGAACGGCCTCCAATCCGTTTCAAAGACGGATTGAACGTCGTTCTTGGAAAAGAGGATGGTGTTAATGATAATCTAAAACTACCCCATATTAATAATTGAAAAGTACCCCAGGATAAAATAGACTTTCCTATGTGTCTAAAAGATATATAGGGGGTTCTGGGGAGATGATCAGCCTGGAGGAGAAACAGCAAATAATATTACGTCATTATCATGATGGGGAGTCCCAGCGAAAAATACATAAGGAAACAGGGATATCCAGAAAGACGATTAGAAAATATATCAAGAACTATGAACAAGCCAAGAGAGAACTTCTTGAAAATAATAGTGGCTGCCATAGCGAATTAGTGGCAGATATTATGGATAAGCCCCAATATGATACCAGTAATCGCAAGAAAACTAAATTAACCGAGGAATTGATGGCCCGGATAGAATTTTATGTAAAGGAGAACGAAGCCAAAAGAGCCGAAGGGAAAGCCAAGCAACAGAAGAAAAAAATAGATATATACGAGGAGTTGATTAATGAAGGTTTCAGTATTAGTTATCCATCCGTATGTAATGCAGTAAGAGGGCTGTATCAAAAAAACAAGGAGGCATATATAAAACAAGAATACCAATTAGGCGACCAATGTGAATTTGATTGGGGTGATGTTAAGCTAAAAATAGCCGGTAAAAACAGAGTCTTGCAAATGTCTGTCTTGGCCAGTGCCAAAGGTAATTATCGGTATGCCAAACTCTTTTACAATCAGAAAACAGAAAGCTTCTTAGAGGCTCATGCTCTGTTTTTTGAAAATATAAAAGGTGTTTACCACACCATGGTCTATGACAACATGAAAGTAGCGGTTAAGAGATTTGTCGGGCCAACCGAAAAGGAACCCACTGAAGCTCTACTAAAATTATCTTTGTATTACGGTTTCAAGTTTAGGTTTTGTAATACCTGTGCCGGGTGGGAAAAGGGCCATGTAGAAAAAAGTGTGGAATACGTAAGGAGGAAAGCCTTTAGTCGCAGAGATGAATTTGCTTCCCTGGAGGAAGCTCAAGAATATTTGGATAGTGTAGTAAATGCCCTAAATCAAAAAAACCAAGCGCATAAAGAAGGTAAAAGTGCCATGGAAATACTAAACGAAGAACGGCCATATTTGCTGCCGGCAATGCCTCAATATGATGCCGCGCGGATTCAGGAACCAAGAGCAGATAAATACTCCACCATTTGTGTGGATAACTGCCATTACTCTGTTCCCGATGTATATGTGGGTGAATTTATCTTTACTAAAGTATATACATCACAGATTCATTGTTACCATAACGGTGAGAAAATAGCCCAGCATGAAAGAAAATACGGGCACAACGAATGGAGCATAAAGATAGAACACTATTTAAGAACGCTCAAAAAAAAGCCTGGTGCCCTTGCAAGGAGTACTGCCCTCCAGCAAGCTCAACCAGAGCTGCAAAAAATATACCAAAGCTATTATACCGGAAAGGAGAAGGAATTTATACAGCTACTTGAACTTATCGGAGAAAAAGGCTTATTAGCTGTAACTAATGCTATAACTCTGCTGCAAAGAGTTAGTCCTATAGACATAAGCACTGAGAAGATAACTGCTATTTGCAACCGCAGCACTGCAACTGAGCCCAATAAATCAGTAAAAATAATAACTGATATAGAAACAAAGTCCAGAGACATCCTAAAATCCTATGGTTTGCTGTTAATATCTGCCGGAGAAGAATTTAAGGAGGTATCGATAGCATGACCACAAAGAAGGAAATGTCCAGGTTGATAATAGAGTATTGTAAAGCCCTTAGATTGCCTTCTATTAGGCGCTTGTTTGAAGCAGAAATTGCCGAAGCTAGACTGCGTGATATTTCTTATGAAGAGTTCTTATTTAATCTTCTTCAAAAAGAGAATGATCTAAGATATGAAAATGGCAGAAAGAACCGGATTAGAATAGCCAACTTCCCTTGTAAAAAATATCTGGAAGACCTGGTTGTGGAATATTTGCCCGAAGATGCCCGCAAAAAATTGAAAACCTTAAGCTCATTAGAATTTATTAAGACTGGTCAAAACGTGATACTGGCAGGTAACCCAGGTACGGGAAAGTCCCATATTGCCATAGGCTTAGGCATTAAAGCCTGCATGGAAGGTTACAAAGTTCTTTTTACAACCGTTCCTCTACTGATAAATCAGTTAAAAGAGAGCCGTTCGGCCAAGACTTTGAGGGCTTATGAAAACAAGTTCGAGAAATATGATCTGGTTATCGCGGATGAATTAGGATACATATCTTTTGACAAGGAGGGATCGGAACTTTTATTTACCAATCTATCATTACGAGCTGGCAGAAAATCAACCATAATCACTACCAACCTTTCTTTTGAAAGATGGGAAGAAATATTTATGGATCCGGTCATGACCGCTGCTATGATTGACCGGCTTACACATAAGTCCTATATGATTAATATGAATGGTAATTCCTATAGATTGAAGGAGACTCAAGATTGGCTCAAAAATCAAAAGTAATTTTTTTAGCTTAATGTGGGATACTTTTCGTTTATTATCTGGGGGATTTTTCGGTTGACAAAAACA